AGCAAGTGTTTTTGCTGCACTCTTAGCAAAAGTTCTTAGTTGTGCTGTGGCTTTGGCAAGTCCAGCCCTGAGTTTTGTTGAATTGGCCGAGATTTGAACCGCGAGCTTTGCTATTGTTGCCATATTAACCCCTAAATCCAAATAGTGCTTTTTGGTTTATTGTTATCTCATCCTGGCTCATCTGGCTGTCTTTTAATTTGACCCGATAAGCCTCATCTTTTAGCAAATCAAATGCCATGTATTCGGCTATTTGTGCGCTGGATAACTCGGATAACAGTTTATTAATGGTATAGCCCAATCTTTCAGATAAAACTAAACAATAATGCCTGAAAGGCTGGGCCATTAGTTTTTTGCTAATTCGTCAACATCATCGTCAGTTATTTTATTTAATTTCTGGGCTTCGGTGAATATTCTGTCTAGCGCAATAGATGACTTTTTGCTTAATTTTGTAATGTCGGCATCAGTAAACATCAGATCGCCTTTTTCATCCACAACAGAAGCGGCCACCATTTTAGCCCGGATATTAGTTAAGTTTGAAGTACCATTTTTACCAACTATTGAAGACTCGAACTTGTCTCGTGCAAATCCGGACATTACCGCGATCGTCACATCGCCGCCCCACTCTTTTATGGGGATTGTTTTTGTTTCAATGTCTTGTGAATCTAATATTAAGTTTTTTGATAACATAATTGCCTCGTTTATGTTTAATTATGCACCGGCAGCAAATACCACCGTTCCGGTTATACGAATTGTCGCGCTTGATTTGTCAACATCATCCACACCACCGGCAGAAGTAAACGCTTTTACCAGTCCTGAAAATGTTGCTGTCCATCCATCACTGAATGTTAACACATAAGCGTTTGTGGTTCGTCCTGTCTTTGCTGCGCGTAATGCTGCCTGTCCCGTGTCGGTTTGATCGGCTAAAAGTTCAAGAGAAAAGTTTCCAAAGTCCTCCAAGCCAATCTCAAACTCTTTTGCGGTGCTTAAAAGTGTTGTGGTGTCAATTTCTGTGGATTCGCCATCAAATCCAGTATAAGAAACAATGCCCGCTATATCGGTTGTATCAATTGTTAATGTAGTGCCTTGACTATTAACAGCCATAATATATCTCCGTTATGCCCGTTTTTGAATTGTCCTGTTAACCGATGATAAACGAGGCCGAAAACCACCGCAGGACAAACTATGAGTAATAGGGTATTGATATTTCTTTAGCCAGGTAAAGATCTTCCGTCTCTAAATCAACCGGTGCGCCTACTGCATAAGTGACCACACCATCAATAACCATATTATCTATTTTTGTTGCTATCTGATCGCACAAATCCAAAACCGCTTTTGTGCCGTCCGATCTATTTGTAAACACTCTCACAATAATAGAGCCGTCTATCTGCTGAGTATTGCCCAAAGTGTTATTTAGTCGCTCAGTTGGATCGACAATAACGCCTATGAACGGCGGTAATTCGTTTGGGTAGTCGTGCCCTTCAAATCTCAGGCTTTCTGTAAAGTTATCCACAAAAAATTGCTCTATGGATTGCCTGTCGGTATTAAAACTCATGCGCTGAATGCCTTGAGTTTGTCATACTGTCTTTTGACGGCTTTATCTACCATGTTTTTGGGCGTTTGCTTCGACCAGCCCTCTTGTAAAACCCTCATCGAATAAGGTAAATTGCTGTTTATGTAAACAATGGGATCTTGTTTTAATGGAGGTAGTTTCGGAACCGGAACCGCGCTGGAATTTGCTGTGTCTCTTGTATTATTCCTTGTTCCTATGATTAGACTTGAACGTAACTGGCCACCTACATAACCTATATATGGCCGTTTTGGTAGTTTCCATGAACTCCAGTTACCCACGGCGGTTTTAAAAGTCATCTCTCTAAAAATAGCAAAAGAGGTTTTCTTGACCACATCATTTATTTTTGTGTCAGTATCTTTTGCAAATTTTTTAATGACTTTCTCAAAATCACTGACCACGCAATTGAACCTCATAGGTAATATCAAACACATTTTTCACATTGACGACCGTATAATTATTTATAATGTCATCAACTTCTGGGATAACTGATATTTCATTGGCTAAAACTATTAACTTTACATCGCCGCTTTTTATTTCAGAATTGTTGTTAATTTCTTCAATTCCAAAATCCTCGAATATGCCCCTTGATGAGTAATTTGTTTTTGTTTCAGTATAAGATCCTTCTATTGGATCGTATTCGCCGTTAACTGATTTTTTTAATGTAAAGCTTGTCACTACATCTGATAAATCAGTGTCAAATGCACTTGCTAAGTCCGCTTGTGCCTCAGACCTTAACCCCATCAGACACGCACCACATTAAACGCAGAGCCGCCCGAAGTGTTAACGGAACAGGCACTGGATAACAATAAATTAACTTCTGAAAATTGGGGGTTTGAAATATCTTGTTGAAAATAGGACTTTTCAGTCTCTACGCTTCCAGCCTTAACCTTTTTGGACTCTATGGTTGGATCTTGCGGCGTAAACATTGAGCTGTTGACGTACATATCAGCCAGTAAAGCATTGGCATGTTTAACTGAATCGCTATCTGTCCCGCAAACATAGTCCGAATCTATCCATAGTTCACCCATATCAATAGCGCGTTGCTTTTGTGTGTCGTCAGCACTTATCCAACATTGACTGGATAAAACACTGTCGCAGTATTCGATATCAACATACATCGGCGGCCTCTTTGGGTTTTCGCGTCCTGGGTTTGAATTTGGATAAGTGCTCAGGCACTAAGCCATAACACTTACCCATATCCTCACTTTCTCTGACAAAACCGATAGAACCATTTATTAAAACTGCGTTCAGCCGTTTAGCTGTTGCAGTTTCTTTTTTTGTAGCCCATCGGCCTGCTATGAAATAATAATTTCTCTTTCTCATTGTGCCTCGTTTCAGGGTTAGCCTGACAATAATTAGTTAGAAATTAACAATACACCCGCAAGGTTTTTATTAGATGACGCGTATTTATCCCAGTTTGCTGCTGTTGCTAATTCAGCATCGGTTGGAGACTTGCCGCCGTTTGCCTTATCCCAACTCCAGCCCTGAATGGCATAATTATTTGACCACTCTGATTGAACTGTGCGCAGAATATTAACATCACCGTTGACTTCCTGGGTACTTTGATAAAAGTCATCGTTTGACTCAACAATTAAGCCTTCGCTAACCAATCCCAAAGTATGATAGTTATCATTATTGGTTGTGGAGGTGTCAATCAATGCAGGCGCATCAGTAATAACCAGAGGGCGGCCAAAACCGTCTTGAATCACTTTTACATTACCAAAGGTGAACAGGTTTTCGGCGTTAGCAAGTGCTGTGCCGTACAAATCAAACAGACTCTTAGAGTGCATGATCCAGGCTACCAACTTTTGAGAGGCATCACCGAACAGAGAGGCGGTTGTGTTTAACTCGCCCAATGTTGAAGTTGCCACAGTGCCCGGGGTTACATCCAGAGAAATATCACGGGTAACACCTGCGACATTACCGATAGCAGTCACGCCAACAGATAAAATATCGTTAAGCTGTTTCTGCATAAGGCTTTCGGCTAATTGTTCGCCGTAAGCGCGTCCGGCGGCTTCTGGGTCTTGCTGTATCCAAAGCATCATACTTGCTGGAATACTGACTGGAGGGGTTGCCTGACCGACTTTTACGCTGGTTTCAAGCAGTTGCTCAAGGGTTAATGCTCCGACCGCTCCGGTTGCATAGGCATCACGGTTAATAACCAGACCGGCCAGCCGTTTCCAGCTTGCTTCATCTGAGTAGTCGCCGGTATTATTGCCGACACGTAAAACAATAGCGTTATTTACTGCGGCGTTGAATAATTCAACTTGTTGTGCGATTGCTTCGGACATTGAACCATAAGTCCAGTCATTGAAGACTTGTAATGAATTGAGTGGCATTGAATGTTCTCCTTAGTTGTGAAAAACCAAGGAGAGTGAATTGTAAGTCCTTGGTGTTAGCCAAATACATACAATTCAGAGAATCTCTATGAAAAGTTAAATCACCATCGGTAATTTAATTATGTGATGTGTAAATAATAGTCTTATTCATTGCAAAATGCAATACTTACTGCATAGTGCTAATTGTTCTTGCATCTGATTTATATCTTTTTATGTTGTATGCTCATTGTTTGTGC